TTCATCATCTTCGATGGATGATAGTTGAATAATCTCTTTACTCTTAAGGATAACTTGTTTAGCCTTAGAGTTTTTCTCGATTGTTTTACTGATTAACCAACCTGAGTTGGTTACATTAGTGATTGTTTTGGTATTTACCATGATAAAAGTATTTTGATTGGGATTTTCATATTATTTGTGGGGGGTACCCTAAACCCCCAACACTAGCCGGGGTGTCTGTATGAAGACCTTCTCACGCTCACAAATATCCCAAAAAAATTTTTTTTATTTTAAAATTTAACATTTTCTTAATATAGGTGTAGTACTACAATTTTATATTTGCACTATGAAAACAATAAATTTATCTCCAGTAGTATATATACTTTTAATGATTTGTGTATTTTTAATTGCATTGTAATATATTTTTTATATTTTTGCACCGCAACAATTTCATCCCACGGTAACCAAAAATGGGAAAAGACATCGGATTGTAGTCTCAAATAGAGATAGAGTTTTCTCCGGTAGTTGCAAAAGAACGAGTGTATAAGTTCTAGTTAGGATACAATGCACACAGGTAAGTGCGGTGAATTAACATCAGTATTAGTATCCTTGGGTCCCTGTAAAAGGGAGCACTGCTAGAGTGAAATCCAAGTTTGAAAAAGATTTTCTAAGGGGGATAACTATGTCCTAATTAAAAACATACTAAAATATTTGGAGGTATAAAAAAATTGTTTATATATTTGCATAAAAATATATAGACATGAAATTTAAACCAAATGGAAATTGGGTAGTTCTGCCAGACCCAAGTAAAAAAAAGACAGATTCTGGAATTATTTTAGACGATAAAACTGCAAAAAGTATTACTACTAACATTTTAGAAGTATTAGCTGCTGGACCACAGTGTGGTTTTGCTAAAGTAGGGGAAACTGTTATGGTTGATCCTAGAGCAGAAGCTATGATAGTACATATTGATAATACACAATACATAATGATTTCTGAACACCAATTATTAGGGAAGTGGTAAAAGGATCTGTTACTATATCTTTAGAAGATTACCATGTTTTACTAGAGTCTACTAAAAAAACGCAGCAAATAAAAGATAAATTTTCTACTGCAAGTAAAGAACTACAAGTATTTTTATCTTTTTTAGCAACTAGAGGAGATTTAGAAAAATATGTAGACGAATTTAATAGGCAATCTAAAACTTCACGTATAATTTTTAAAGGTACAACAGCTAAAATAGAAATGAAAGATGATTAAAAAATTATTAAGAAAGTATAAAGTTTTACACTATTTAGGTTTTCACAATAAAGACTGTAGGCGTAGAGTATATACAACAAAAGAAGATTATCTGTGTTTAAGAACAGGTAATATTCATAAAAAATTTATATTAGAAGAAAATTATGAAAAAAAGAAAAATAACAGTTAATATTGACACTACATATAAATATGTGCAATTATGGAATGGTATATTTAATTTAACAGATAAAGAATTAGCTATTATATCTACATTTATAGATACTAACATAATTAAAGAAGATATAAATATTTGTAGTGTAGCAAATAAAAAAGCAGTAGCTAAGATTGTAGGAATTAAAGATTACAATACATTAAATAATTATGTTAAGAAATTTAAAGATAAAGGGGCAATGACATTGTCACATAATACATATAAACTTAATCCATTTTTAAACCCTGATACAGAATTAGTAGAAATAACAATAAATAGAGGGTAGTGCTTAGATCAGTAGTTGTTACTTACTATACAGTAAATATATATGACATATTTATAGTACAAAACTCTAACGGAGATTTATTATCCATAAAAATAGAAGAATATGAGCCAGAATCAACAAAAACCACCAAGTATTTTCAAAATGATGAAGACATTCACTAAGGAGCTAACTACATATATAAAAAACGGCGCTCCAAATGTAACTTCAAAATCTTATGCTAACAGATTAGATATATGTAAAGGATGTGAACATTTAATTAAAGAGTCTATGAGATGTGGGTCTTGTGGATGTTTGTTAGAACATAAAGCTAAGTGGAAAACAACTACTTGCCCTGAAAAAAAATGGCCTGAAGAAAAACTTACTGCTGAAGAAGAAAATAACCTTTCAGTTAAAGAAGCTATAGTTAAACATAATTCTAATAAAGGTGCAGGTGCTACAGGATTATACCTAAAAGAAAATGAAGAAAAATAAAGAATTAATTATTTATTATTTAGCTAATAAATATAATTTACCATTAAGAAAAATAGAAAAAATAGTAAATCATCAATTTAAATATGTAGAAAAAATAATAAAAGAAGGAAAATTTGAAACAATACGTTTACCATACTTTGGTAAGTTTTCAGTTAATCCTAAAAGATTAAAATACATGAATAAAAAAAATAAATAGTATGAGAGATGATTTAATATACATTAATGATGGAATAGCTGTACCAAGTGGGTATGCTTTAACTATTTTAGAATTTAAAGATTTGTCGTCTACTGAATTATCTTTTGTATATTTTATGGTAGACCATAGATCTCCTTTTTCTATATACGACTGGGAGCAACGTACTATTGAAGTTAAAAATAGTATATTTGGAGAAAAAAATAAATGGAAACCTTCTGCAAAAGTGCTTGCAGCATGTGATAAGTATGAAAAACTAATTGAAACTTCTGCAGTAAGATTATTAAAATCTGCAAGAACATCAATAGTAAAATTAGAAAAGTATTTTAGAGATATAGATTTGCATTTAATGGATGACAACGGTAAACCTATATTTCACGCAAAAGATTTAATAGCTAATTTATCTAATATGGGTAAAGTAGTAGATGGTTTAACTAGATTAGAAGATATAGTTAGAAAAGAAGAACAAGCTGCTAATACTAATAGGGGTGGAATTGAAGTAAATAAATATAGTATGTAATGGATTTTTTAGAAGATTTAGAAATGTATAATAAGGCAATGGAAAATGCTTATTTAATAATAACTAAACGTACAACATTAGATGATATTTATTATGAGTTTGAACAAGACAGAGAGCTTAAAGAATTTTTTTTACCTTTTGATCCTATTCAAGAAGACGGAAGATCCCCTGATATAATAGATATGGTTGTAGAATATTTTATTACTACAGAAGAATATGAAAAATGTGCAGAATTAACTAAGATTAAACAAGAATGTTTAAAGATACCGATAGAATTAGGCAGGCTGCGATAACTTTTATAGAGTTAGGGCACTATACTACTTCTCTTCCAGGCACTAAAGATTATTATGATTTTTGGGACGAAGAAAAAAAACGTTGTTTGTACGGATATAAAATAGGTAACTTACATGTAACTGGATTTCATTATTTTTATTTAAATTATTGCCCTATTGACAGGGCTGTAGACGAACAACTTCCAGATGGATCAATACAATCTAAACGTGAAAGAACATTTCCTAGATTTTATGACGGAGATTGGGAGTATTTTCAAGAAATAGATAAAGCTAGATTAAATAATAAGCATATGATTGTTTTAAAAGCAAGACGTAAAGGATATTCTTATAAAGCTGGATCTATGCTAGCACGTAATTATTTTTTTGTGCGTAATTCTAAAAACTTTGTATTTGCTTCACAAAAAGAATATTTAATTGGTGATGGATTACTTTCAAAATCTTGGGAGTTTTTATCTTTTATAGATGATCATACTGCATGGTCTCAGCCACGGTTAAGAGATAGAGAAATGCACAAAATGTCTGGATACAAAAAGAAAGTAAATGGATTAGAAATAGAAATGGGAAATAAATCCCAAATTATGGGGGTAAGTTTAAAAGACAACCCAGATAAAGTAAGGGGTAAAGCAGGTGAGTTAGTATTTTTTGAAGAAGCTGGTTCATTCCCAGGATTATTAAAAGCATGGGAGGTAACAATGCCAACAATGAGACAAGGAGCAAAAACATTAGGGCTAATGATTGCATTTGGTACAGGTGGTACAGAAGGAGCAGACTTTGCAGCTATGGAAGAAATATTTTATAACCCAGAAGCATATGATTGTATGGATTATGAAAATATATGGGATGAGGGAGCAATGGGTAGCAAATGTGGTTATTTTATACCAATACAAAAAAACTTAGATGGATTTATAGATAGTGAAGGTAATTCAATAGCTAATTCTGCTGTTGAATACGAAAAAGAAATGAGGGAAAAGAAAAAAGGTGCTGCCGATGCTAAATCTTTAGACCAATATATAGCTGAGCACCCTTTTTCTCCTCAAGAAGCTACATTGCAAGTAACAGCTAATTTATTTGATGTTGCATCATTGCAAGAACAATATAATAATATAAAAGCTAATAATTTACACTCTATAGGTACAGTTGGAAGATTATATTATAACAGTGAAAATGAAGTTAAATTTAAAATAGATGGAGATTTAAGACAGGTGTTAAAATTTCCACATAGAAAAGATGATAATACTACAGGAGCTGTAGTTATTTATGAATCCCCATATAAAAATAAAAAACAACAAGTTCCTATTAATATGTATGTAATTTGTCATGACCCGTACGGTCAAAATCAATCTGCAGATAGTTCTTCTTTAGGAGCAGCATATGTATTAAAAAGACCTAATAATTTATCACATCCTGACGATATTGTTGTAGCATCTTATGTAGGTAGACCAAAAACACAAGATGAGTATAATAGAAATTTATTTATGTTAGCAGATTATTATGGATGTAAAATAGGATTTGAAAATGATCGTGGTGAAGTTATAGCATATGCTAAAAGACATAGAAAGTTACACAAATTACAAGAAGAGTTTGAAATGTTAGATAAAAGAGAGCTTAGAAGTAAGACAGTAAAACGTCAATATGGAATGCATATGACAGAAGCTAGAAAGCGTCAAGGAGAAATATATATTCGTGATTGGTTAAATACTGTAAGAAGAACAGACGAAAATGGAAAACAATTACTAAATTTGCATAAAATTTATGATCCTGCATTATTAACTGAGCTAATTAAATTTAATCACGCAGGTAACTTTGACCGTGTAATGGCATTAATGATTGGTATGTATCATACAAGAGAATTATACAACTCAGAAGTTAAAGATGTATTAGAAGATAGATCAGCTGACAAATGGTTTGAACAAAATTATTATTAATATGGAAAAATGTAAAGAAAAAGAACCTTATAACCCTCTACCAGAATACTTAACAATAGGTCCGTCAGAAATTCATGGAGCAGGGATTCTAGCAAAAGAAGATATTCCGGGAGAGGTAGTTATAGGTATAAGTCATGTTTATGATCCAAATTTTCAACATGATTATATAAGAACTCCATTAGGAGGATTTATAAATCATTCAGAAAATCCTAATTGTGAATTAATTGAAGATGAAAATTATGAATACAAAAAATTAAAAACAATTAAAAAAATAGAGTCAGGTAAAGAATTGACATTAAAATATAGTTTATATGGTATTTGTAATTATTTATAGTGTTATATATATAATAAATAAAGTAAAATATCTATGTAAGTAACAATCTAAATAAAATATAGTTAAATTTGTAGATTATGGGATACG